CGCAGGTGATGCTTGATCGTGTTTCAGTAGCAGGTATGAGTGGTACAGCAGCCACCTTTGGATTGTCAACAATTGACACATTCCTCGGTATTGCAGTTGGTGCAGTCACTTTGGTCTACATGTCCATCAAACTCTACCAAGAGATAAAGAAGAAATGAGTAGGTATAGGTCATATGGAAAACTTGATGATCAATATAGATCAGATGGTGATACTGCATTTATAAGAATGAATGCAAGGCTTAGACCGTCCCAACTTCAAGCTGGAGAAGTGCAATTGTCACAAAATGGAAGAATGGATCGAGATGGTACATGGCAACCACGAAAAGGTCTTCTAACATTATCAGGTGCAATAACAATAAATGCGGACGCTATACGTTTACCATTTCCAATATTAGCAGCACAAAGAAACACGGATGTTGTAACACTAACTTTGTCTGATACTCCAAACTCTGCATTTGTGCCTGGTAATAATATTTTTATCGAAGGCTTAACAGGTTTTACAACTGACCCAAATGGCGCACACACTTTAGTTTCTGTATCATTCGTTAATAAGCAACTTACTTTTGCTCAAAGTGGAAGTAATGAAAGTTTTAATACATCTGCAACATCGTTAGTTTTTCCTGCATCATCTGCGGTAACAGAATTAGATTTCACACTTAATGATGATGGAGTTAATGAAGTATATGGGTCAGGTGTATTTTCAGATCCCAACTCAGATAATACAGATGATTACATCTTTACTGCCACAAATAATGTATGTGATATCTTGAGACTTCGTGACAGAGTAAAATATAAAGTTAAATATCCAGGTAGTAACACTATTTCTGGCAGGTGTAGTCTGTTACAAGCATTTAATAAAGTTTTCATATTTAGAAATGATAAAACAAGTTTTGAGTCTACACCTGTACTTACATCAAAGTCTATAAGTTCAGCAAGTAGGAGTGGTACAACTATAACTGTAAACTGCACAGGACATGGTAGATCTGTTGGTGATTTTGTTACGCTCGTAGGGTTAGGAAATTATACAAAAGACCCTAATGGAGTTTATAAAGTTGTAACTGCACCAAGTGCTAATCAGTTCACAGTTACATCCACAGACTCAAGTAGTGAGACTTTCAATGTAAGTGGTGCAACTGCACAATACTTTAATGATTTTACTTTAGTTCAATCAGGTGACTATACAGTACCGAGCTACATAATTGATACTGCTATTGAAGCAACCAACGGTCAGGTAACTGTAACCGAAACATCACATGGATTAGATCAAGGTGATGACTTAGAGATAATCAAAGCAGATAGTCCCCTTAATTTATTTGCACAACAATCTGTCAAAGTTGCAGAAGTTACAGACGCAAACACATTTAAGTTTAATCTTGATGTTGAAAATGTATCCCTTGGACAAAGTGTAAATTTAGTTTTATCAAAACCCCAGGCAATAAGTTATTTTGTACATCAACCAGCAACCCCATTTGCAGTTTTAAATCAAAGGCGTTTATGGATGCCATACTTTTACGACTCCTCTGCATCACCACAAAAAAGATCAAACAACGATGAAATAATTGCATCTGATATTTTAGATCCTGATACATTCGATGCGATTGGTGGATCGTTAAAAATTACAGGTGGTTCGTCTGATTTTATCGTAGGATTAGAACCTTTCACAGAAGACAAACTTGTTGTGTTTGCAAGAAGGTCTATACACCAGGTAAATGGTGTGTCAGGTAGTTTATTAGATGTGCGTGTTAATGTTGTAACGCCAGATATTGGATGCTCTGCACGTGGATCGATTGTGCAAATTGCAAATAAAATATTTTTCTTATCAGACCAAGGCGTTTTTGGATTAGAATATTTAGATGCTTACAATCTTAGAGGGTTGGAAACTCCATTATCTGAACCAATACAACCTTATGTTGATCGCATTAATCAAGATTATATAGATAAAGCAGTTGGTGCATATTTCAACAATCGCTATTACCTTGCAGTACCTTTAGATAGTTCTACTGAAAACAATACAATACTTGTATATAATCTAATAAATGGTGGCTGGGAGTCTATTGACTCTGTAAATTCAACAGGCTTTAATGTGCGCGACATGCTTGTTGCTAGAGAGGGTAGTGAAAATGCACTTTACATTACCACATCTCAAGGAGGTGTACATCGAATAGAAGGCTCAGACTCAGGGGATCAGATAAGTGTTCAAGCGGGTGTATCTGTACCCGAAACAATAGATGTAAATTCTATACTTACTACTCGTGAATATGATATTAATACCATAGATAGAAAGTTTTTCGCACGAAGTGAGTTACATTTAAAATCTGATACAGACTCGACATCAGACGCAACTATTTCTTTTACATCATCCGATCCTGATGCCACTCGTACAGGTGCGTCTATATCTGGCACATTTGGATCTGCTCTTGCACAAGATGAAGATGCTTCACTTAGAACATCAGTAAGACTACGTGGATTTTCATGCTCTGCAACTATCACACCATCACAAGGTAGACCATTTGTAAGAGCAGTTAAAATTGATGCTCGATTGGCAGATAGATCACAAACTTCAACTACTTAAATTATGGCTATTTTATCTAAAGGAAACACATACTCTAGTGGAGATCCAGTAACTGCTGATAACTTAAACGCTTTGGTTGACTCAGCAACTTTTGTTAGTGGATCAAATCAAACTACAGATAATTCAACTCTTGAAGTTCATTCTGGTGGATACCTTCAAGTTAAAGACGATGGAATAACAAACGCAAAAATCGCCACAGGTGCAGTAAATGCAGACTCAATAGCCGCAGATGCAGTCGGAAATTCAGAATTGGCAGATAACGCAGTACAGACTGCAAATATAGCAGACTCAACGGGAGCATCTGACGGGGTTACAACTTCTAAGATTGCAACCAATGCAATTACAGCTGCTAAGATAAGTTCGACAGATACTACTTTTAATGTAGGTACTAATGTCGGAATAGGTGCAGTTGCTAGTGCTACTTTTAAATTGGATGTCACGGGGACAGGTAATAACGCTAACTTTCAAGCTGATAATGCTGGAGGTGCTTCTGCTATATTTGTTAGAAATAATAGTACTACAGGTACATCTGCGATTGTTCAATTAGTAGGACAAACAGGAGGGACAAGTTATAGTAAGTCTTTAAATATTGATCTATCTTCTGTTAATAACTATTTACAAATGGTACATGGTGATGGAGATGGAATAGGTGTAAGACTACAAAACTCCAACGGTGGATCAGGTTTAGAATCAGGTGCTTGGTATCCTACATTTGATAATAAGACAGATTTAGGATTATCTTCTAATAGATGGGATACTGTATATGCTGGTACTGGTGCTATCAATACTTCAGATAGAAATGAAAAGGAAGAGATAGAAGAGTTATCTGAAGCTGAAAAAAGGGTAGCGCAAACTTGTAAAGGTTTAGTAAGAAAGTTTAAATTCAAAGGTAAAGTAAGAAAACATATCGGAGTCATTGCCCAGGATGTAAGAGATGCATTTACTGCTGAAGGACTAGATGCACATGAGTATGGATTGTTCTGCTCAGATACTTGGACTGATGAAGAAGGTAATACAGTTACTCGATTAGGTATTAGATACGAAGAACTCTTAGCCTTCATAATCTCAGCACTTTAATGGGAAACCTAAAAACAGAATTGTTAACAAAGTTGGAAGGTTTCGCTCCATACCAGCAAATTGTTGCATTGTACGAGGATAAATCAAAATTTTTTAGTGAACTACACAACTATATGATTGGTGGTTTAGTAATTAGTAATCCTTCTTACTTTATGATGCTTAAAGCAATAGATGGATCTAAAGATGCAAGTGATCAATGGTTCTGCAAAAATCCAGATACTTGGTACATTAGATGGGTTGCTGGTAAAGGATGTATAAAGGATATGATGGATCAAATAAGTCCATTACCTTTTGTGAAATTTAGACGATTAACTACAAACGGAGAAACAAATTTAAGAACCGTTCAATGGAATAAATTATATAAGAAAGTAAGTGTATGAATGATGATCCTTTAAAATTAGCTGCTGATAAACTTAATGCTTCTGCACCCAAAGGTGAAAGGCTTGCATTTGTAAATCCAGCAGAAGAAATGATGCTTAAAAAGATGGGTGGTAGTGGGATGCCAGCCGCTGGTGATGTGCCTAGTTACAAGAAAGGAGATGTTGAAGCACCACCACCTCGCGATTACGGGCAGGAAACAAGGGACACTTTAGAAGCTCAAAGAGATTTAGCGCCTGATATTCTACGAATGGAAAAAGAAACTCGTCCTGAGTATGCTAATCTTGAAAGGCAAATGCTTTTAGAGCAATTAGGTATAGATACAGATAAGGGTTTACTTCAAGCATATGAAGAAGATATTGCACCATCACTTACACGCCAGCGTGCGACAGCAGTTGAAGGTGATATTAATATGCTACGTGAATTTGGTAGTGATTTATTAGAAGCACAAAGAGAAGCCGACCCACTAGCTGATTCACTCCGTCAAGGAATCCTAGAATCTGCCCAAGAAGACTTAGAAGCCGGAATGGGGTTAACTCAAACTGAGCAGAGAGATCTTGAACAGCAAGTTCTTTCGGGTGCAGCCGACCGAGGAATGGAAGGGCAGGCATCCACACTTGCAGATGCAGTAAGTCAAAGACTCTCTGCTAATCGCGCAATTAAACAACAAAGGCTTGCCAATGCAGCAAGCGCATATGGTCTTGCCCCTACTGATCCATTGTTTGCTCTCACAGGGCGTGCAGCACAAGTACCAGGTCAAGTCTCCCAACAGTTTGGAACAAGTGGATTTGCACTTAATGCAAGCCCAGCCATCTTTAACCCAGAATCTAATTATGCAGGTAATTTAGCTACGCAAAACTATCAAGGTATTATGGATGCAAACGCGGCAAGTGCGGCAAATAAGGCGAGTATGACATCGGGACTGTTTCAAGGACTTGGTAGCTTTGGGGGTGGGTTTCTTGGTGGATCGGGAGCGCAAAAGAAAATATTCGGATAAAAATAAGGAGATAACATCATGGCAAGACAACCATTTTTTGGAAGAGGAGCAGGCCCACAAATAGCTCGCATGGATATGAATGCGGCTACAGCACCTGGTCGTGCGTATGGCCAAGCGTTTGCCAACATGGGCAAGCAGATCGGGGGCATGATCGAGCAGTATGGATTGAATAAGGAGAAGCGCCAAAAGGAAGAAGATACTGCAATGGGTAACTTAGCCAACTTTAGTCCAGAAGATTTACTTGCACTAAAAACATCAAATCCAAAACTTGGACAGGCATTAGAAAGAGCGACAACTGAGCAAGCAACTCCAAGGGATTTCCAATTAATAAATTCAGCATCTGCTCCATTTATTGCAGCGAAAGCTAGGGAAAGAGACGCAAGGTTGCAAGAAGCTACTATTAAAGGAAAAGAGTTTGAAAATAAATTTAATCTAGCTAATGAAGAAAATGAACTTTTGAAGTCGAGTCTAGAAAACCAAGCAAGATCGCAAGTTTTAAATTTAAACGATTTGCGAGCAGAGGGAACTAGACTTGATAATGAACTTAAAAAGCTGAACACAGTTAGTAAAGGCACAGAGAATGAGTACCAACTAACCCAAATAAAACAGAAGATAGAGCAAAATAGGTTGGGCATTGAAAGTGCAGAGGAAGGCATTAAAAAACAAATTACTGACAATAGATTTGCAGTTCCAATGTATGAATCGCAACTTTTGCAAAAGCAGTTAGCAGTTGGTGAAATTGCACAGAGAATGGAAAAAAATGCAATGGAAATGGATCAGATACGTGCTGATGAAACTTTAGATAGGTCTATTAAAGAAGAGCGATTAGCAAGCATGCAAGCAGAGCGTGAAAAAATTGAAGCTGAACTTGATACTGCAAAACAGTCAGCAGAAAATTTAGCTAAATTAATACAAGGTACAGACGCAGAAACTCGTGTGAAAGTATCAGACGATGAACTTTTAATTCCTGATACCGCAGCAGGTGGTGATATTGGTGGTTTAATAAAAGATAGTATTACCTATGTCTTTGGGAAATTCGGTGCAGACTCACCGGATATTGGTGGAGATGAATACAGTCCAAAGACTCGTGCTGCACAAAAAGTTAAACTAAAGGCAATCAATACACAATTAAGACCCGTGCTGGTTGGTGCAATTTCTGCACGAGGTAATGTTTATACCCAGCAACAAGTTGATGATTTCTTACCGCAACCAAATGATAGTGATGAGGTACTACGAGATAAGCTAATAGAACTACCTGTAATACTTAGAGGTTCTTTAAATAATGCAGTTCAAACTTTAAGCCAGCCAGGTATTAACCCAGGATCTACAAACTACCTTAAAGCTCAATCTATTCGTAATACAACTCCACGAATAATTGCTATCATTGAGCAATCACTAGGCAACACAGGTAATAATCAAACATCTAGTGAAGAATTAACTGATGATGCTTTAATTGACGACATCCTAAAGTAACATGGCTATTAAAACAAAATCTCAAGCACAAGCAATTGCTCGTGCAGTTAAAGACGGAAAGATAACAGGGCAGGCACGAGAGCGGAGTATGGCACTTTTGCGTGACTATCGTGAAAAGAGTCAACCTTCCACAACAACTCAATTGTTATCTGTACCTGCACAGGGATTTAATACGGCATTTGGTAGTGCAGTTGGTGGAGTTGGTGATATAGCAAATCTTCTAATTAAGGCTGCTGCTGCTGGTCTTGATTTTGTTGGAGTACCAGGCGCAGATACACCTAGACTACTTCCAGGTAGTGCTGATGTAAGGCGTGGATTGCAAGCAGTAAATCTTGGATATGAAAATTACGAAGATTTACCTTTAGATCAACAAGCACTTGCAAGAGGTGGAGAAGCTGTAGGTTTAACAACTGCAATGGCTGCTCCCTTTTTTGGGGCTGCAAGTAGAGTTAATCCAGCACCAGTATTAGCTGCGCAATCTACTCCTGTGGGTGCTGCACGAGCAGTACCAGAGAGTGTTAGAAACCTAGCAAGTAGAATGGTCAAGGATACTGCACGACAACCGGGAAAAATGGCTGCCGTTGAAGGTGTAGGCGCATTAGCAGCCGGAACAGGTCGCACACTTGCAGAGGCAAGTGATCCAGGTAATGAAACACTTGGTATGATGGCAGAAACATTTACACCAATGGCTGCAACATTACCATTGCTAAGAGGTGCAGGTAGAGTAACACAAAATGTTGCTGGTAAAATTTCTGAAGAAGGTAGGGAGCAAGCAGCATCTGAGATATTAAAAAGTAAACTTACTAAAGCTGGGTTTCTTGAAGATGATCAACAAGCATTAGCAAAGCAACTACTTGCAGATAAGAGTTCACAAACACCAGCTCAAGCAACAGGAAACCCTGTGCTGACACAATTGGAAAATACATTAGTTAGAGATGGTAATGAACAATTAAAAACTGCAATATCGACACAAACCAAAAAAGCTGCCGATGAATTAAATACCTCTATAAAACAACTTAGTAAATCATCAAATCCGCTACTTGTCCGAGAAGGGCAAAAACTAAGAATAAATCAATTCAAAGCTAACTTGGATAACAGACTTAATAAAGCACAAGAGCGTGCAGATAATGCAGTTGCAACAATTCTTAGCAAGAACTCAGATGATGCACGTAATGCAAGTGAAGTATCACGCAAGATTCTTGATAATGAATTAAAACAAGCACGAGCTTTAGAAGCACAATTATGGGGCAAGGTTGACAAGAATGTCAATGCAACCACAACTAATACAATGCGTGCATTTAAGGATCTTAGAGGTCAATTGCTACCAAATGAAAAAGTAAAAACTCCACTTGAAGGTTGGGTGCGCGATTTAATGAAGCGTAAGAAAAAAAGTGCAGAGGTAAAACAAACTCGCGGTTTTTTAGCAACAGCACAAAGACTTGGGTTTGAACAACCTTTTACAGTAAAAGCAAAAGAACTATTTCGTGCAAGAAGTCGAGGTCTAGAACTTGCTAGAGATGCACGAGCAAAAAAGGATTTTAGTGGTGCAAAGAAATTACAAAAACTTGCAGATGCTGTGCTTGATGACTTACTGCAAGTAACAGGTGATACTGCAATTGTTGCCCGTGAGTTTTCTAGGGATCTTAATGAAAAGTTTAACAATCAAACCATACGAAATATCCTAGATAAAGAAATGGATGTATCATTGGAGGCTGCAAGCAGAGGAGTGTCAGACACACAACGGGCATTAAACTTTGCAGCAATGAAACGAGCTACTCAGAGAAGCATCGAAACAATGGAATATCCAAGGATGACTAACACCTTGGATCGTATGCAAAAACAGTTCATGCAAAACGCTGCTGCTAAAACAGTTAATGCAGCAACAGGTAAAATAGAACCCAACGCTTTATCCAAGTTTATTAGAGACAATACACAGACAATTAAAGAAGTTGGACTTATAAAAGACCTTACAGATGTAGAGCAAAAAGTAAAACTTGCTGGTATATTAGAAAAGACTCACAAAAGAGGAAAGTTACTAGCTAAAGAAGGTGAAAGCGTTGCGTCAAGATTAGCCTTTGGTAAAGGTACTCCTGAAAATCCAAACAACTTACACGATGCTATCCTACATGCCAAAACTAGTTTAAATCAAGAAGGGGCGTTAAGAGACTTAGTTATTGCAGGCAAGCGAGGTGCAAATCCAAAAGAATTTGAAGCACTACAACATGCTGTCTTTGACGATTTGATTAATAGTGCTAAAAAGACTATTAAATTAAAAGAGGGTGAAATTGAGTTAATATCTGGTGCAAACCTAGAGAGTATCCTTAATAAGAAAACAGGTAAAAATTCCTATCTAGATAACTTGGTAAAGACTAATTTAATAACAAAAGCACAAGCTGATAATTTAACTAATGTTCTCATCCCTGCTAGTAAACAATTTGAGCAGGTAATTCAAGATCCAGCACAAATGGAAAGAATTATTACATATGGGGATGGTTTCATGAACTTACTTGCGAGGTGGAGTGGTTCACAAATTGGAGCATCAAGTGTTGCTGGTCAAGGCGCTCCACTAATGATGGCTGGTGCTGTAAGTCGTAAATTTCAGGATTTGTTTGATAAAATTCCAATGATGAATTTACAACGCACATTAACCAAAGCAATACAGGATAAAAAGTTTACAGCGATGCTGCTAACAAAGCCAAAAAGGCGTGTTGTACAGAGTGGTATAAAAGCAAACCTTGATGATGGTGTGACTCAATATATAAAAGATAAAAGTTCTCAAGTTGTAGATACATTTACAGGTAAGCGCATAAATGCATACCTACTGCAACAAGGAATAATCGAAAGTGATAAAGCATCAGAGTAACTTGACAAAATAAAACAATCCGACTAATTTAATAATTTTTAGGGCCGTAGTAATCCCTAGAGTTGGAGAAGTCATTCTTAGGAATGGCTTCTTTTTTTTGGCGCTTTAATAAGAGTTGACTAAAAAAGTTACAAAGATGCTTGACATGGGCATTTTTTGTTTTAATTGTTTGTCGTATCGAATAGATAAAGACCTAGCATAATTGAGGGGCGAGCAATTCCCTCTAAAAAATGCACACTAAGAACCTAATAAAATAAAAATTAAAATCCAAATAATGAACAATAACGCCACGGTTGAAAATACTTTACACAATAGAGTAGATGAATTAATCACGTATTCCGCTCGTATTAATACCCCTAAATATATGACTGATATCACGATTAATTATACTCCACCAAAATTACGTACTATTCTCATCTCTGATTTGATTTACACATATAAGATGTGTGAGTCTACAGCATTTAAAGTTCCATCTTGGGAAACCAAGAGAAATAGTATTGCATGTTTTCGTTATTGCTTGAAGCACCTCGGCATGACCGAGGATATGGACACACGCTACCTTGGTGGTCGCCATCCGAAGACAGGTCTTCCGCTTGGCAAGCATTTGATCCGCACCATGCCTGAGAGTTTTCAGCGTGTAAAGGTTGCAAAGAGTTTATTTAGTAAAGGCATGGTTGAGTTTTACGAGGAGCAGGGGATTGAGACTTCGTATTTTGCAACATGGACAACCTTAGTTGTCCGTGCAAAGCCCACCAAGCAGTTCATCCCGGATCGCATTATCGAGAATGTTATCGCCAAGTGCGAAGCGGAAAAAGACAACCGCACACATTTTTACCTTGGTTATTTATTATGCTATGGTCTTGGCTTACGCAACTCAGAGATGAGGCGTGCCAAGTGGGATGACATGTATGAGGATCTTGATGGCAATAAACTCATACGAATCCACGCACCCAAGAGCGGTGGTGAGTACCAGGACAGACCATGCGACCCATATTATTGGGACAAGCTCATGGAGATGCGTGACTTTGGGAGTATAGTAAAGGCATCAAGTAAGGAGATGCGTGAAATATTCCCACAGTTCTTAAAGAACGAGTGTGGGATAAAGGAGAGGCGAGCAGTTCATCTTCTTAGAAAATATTGTGGGCATCGATTGATGCGAAGTAATGGTATTTATCCAGCGAGTAAAGCGCTTGGACATGCGGATACCAAGATTACAGACATGATTTACTCTGGTCTGCCCACTCTTAAAGCGACTGCTTAATCAACAAATTTATTACTTGCCCGTAAAAAACATTAAAAATACCAACTACAAATGACTACAATAATTACATCAGTAATCAACGGGATAGAAATTAAAGCAATGGGAGACGGCACGGTAGAGATATTCTCAGACCGTCCAAATATAGTAAGAGTGAGCGACTTAAAGGAGTTGCTTACTTCTTTACCACTTGAAACTTCAGAGGTAAGTTCAGATTGCGATTTTCCTCCTCAATGGCTCGGCACGCAGACCTCAGAAGCAGGTCGTAAATCTGAGCCTGGAGAAGACCCGTTTCGTCCGCAAGGAGCTTAACAGTCTTTCGTACATTAGGACTTAATCTTAGCGATATGGGTTTCGATAGATTTTCTTTACTCATGTGTCACTTAAAGACACGAGTGGCTACATGAGGCAACAATAAAATACAACAAAAACAAAATAAATATATTATGGCATTCTTACCTAGTAATATAAAAGCACCATCTGAAGGTGGTGGTGGAAGTGGAAACTACATGCGATTTGCACAAGGCAAAAATACATTTCGCATAATTGGATCAAGCGATGATAAGCCAACGCCAGGCTTTATTCATGGAACGATAGGGTGGACAACCGATGCGGACGGAAAGCGCAAGCCAATCAGATGGCCAGAAGGTGAGTCTGCACCCATCAAGTTTGAGGATAAACCACGTAACTTTTATGCATTTGTCGTTTATAATTACGATGAGCAGAAAGTGCAAATCCTTGAGTTAACGCAGACAAAACTACAAGCAGAGTTATTGCAACTTGCCAATGATGAGGATTGGGGTGATTGCAGGAAGTATGACATCACAGTTGTGCGGAATGGTGAAGGACTTGAGACTACATACAGCATGAATCCGAAACCAATTAAGAAGATGGATGAGGATATTAAAGCAATCTGCAAAGCTGAATTAAAAGTTATAAATCTTCCGGCATTATTTGATGGTGCAGATCCATTTGCAGAATTTGAACCACCTGCTGCTGAAGCAGATGATGATGGAGAACCGTTCTGATGCTTAGGAGTGGCATAAGTAACGAAGCGTACCATGCCGATCCAGCGTTGGGCAGGAGTGTAGCATATAGCATGCGCACTTCATGCCCAATGAAGGTGAAGCACATGATGGACAAACCAACACCCAGCACACCTGCCTTGGTCAATGGCAGTATGATTCATAGTGGTGCGCTTGAACCTCAAAAACTAGATGAAGAGTTCAAGTGCAAGCCACAAGAGATTGATGGCAACTCACCACGCACAAATGCGTATAAGGAAGCGTTTGCAGTAATGGAAGCTGATAATCCTTGTGTTACATATGTACCACACTCTGATTATGAGAATAACCTGGAAGTGATTGCCAGCGTAAGCGATCATCCGTTGCTCAAGGAATTACTATACCATGAGGATAGTAAGATTGAACATACCGGGTTCTTTGATTTTGAGGGTGTGGCATGTAAGGTCAGACCAGACTTGTACAATACCAGCAATGGGGTAGTCATGGATCTGAAAACTACACAAGATGCAAGTGTGCGTGGATTCACTAAAAGTGTCAGGCAATTTGGGTATGTATTCCAGGCTGCGTGGTACATGACTGCACTTAGGCAGATGGGTGAGAAGCCTAAGAAGTTTATATTCTTGGTGGTTGAGAAAACTGAGCCTTACATTACTGCATGCTACACCTTGGACAACAATGACATTGAGCGTGAAGTTCCCAATGTGATTGATGCCATTAAGGAATATGGTGAGTGCTTAAAGAATGATGTATGGCCTGGTTACACGGATGATATAACCACTCTAAACCTTGGCACTCCATTTACCGAGAACAGACTTAGCATTACCAAAGCTAGTGAAAAGTTTGGGGTCAGTAGGAGCTACATTTACAAGTTAATAAAAAAGCATGGATTAGAAACCTTAAAGGTTAGAAATCGGCAGACTATTAGCATGTATGAATTTAGTAACGCTCTAAGGTGGGAGCATGGAAAGGCAGCATAAATGGCACGCAATAAAGGAAGTGTGGTAAAACTTGTTTCAAGTAAGAAAGCTCTAGAAATGATGGGGTATAAGTCACAGACATCCCTGGATCAATTCCATGATGATGAAGGATTCACTAAATATGAAGTCAGCGGAATCAATGGGCGTGGTGGAGTTGGGTTAGCTTGGGATAAGAAAGAAATTAACAAGTGGTTAAGAACTGAAGGAAGGGACACATCAGAATGGTTGATAGATTAAAATTAAAAGAGATGGATAAAGTTCTAAATTATGCAGAGCAACATATTGAACAGCATAATTTTGATGGCGCGGTTGTGGTACTGCATGCAGCAATTAAGCAATTAGTTGCTACCTTGCAGGGTATGGACTTAGATCATCAGAAAGATCCGCATGTAAACTTGTACGCCAAGGAAGACTGTTGCGATGGGCAAGATCAATAGTCGATCCAAAGGTGCAAGATACGAGCGAGAATTAGCACGCTACTTATCCGAGAATGGGTTTCCTGGTTCACGCAGAGGACAACAGTTCTCTGGTGGATCGGATTCCCCGGATGTGGTGAGTGACTTCCCATTTCATATCGAGGCCAAGCATGTGCAGGCATTGAATTTATATTCTGCAATGACGCAGAGCATACGGGATGCAGGTGATAAACCACCATGCGTAATTCATCGGAAGAATAACACAGAGAGCATGTTTACATGCAAACTTGAAGACCTAATTAAATTATTAAACGAGAAGTCATGGACTTCAAAAACTAACTAACTCAAAAATACTATGATAACAGAACTAGCAAAAACCTACGAAGAATTAACGAACGAATTTAAAGATGCAATTACTAATGGCATTAATGGATTTGTAAAAGCCGGAGAGATATATGTTAAAGCAATAGACCAAAACCCTGAGTATGCAGATAAAATGCAACTTGAATTTAGTGATATTGTACCCAATAAAGCATGGAAACAATTTGAAGCTATTGGCAGAAAATGGATACATCCAAAACTTATCCTTGGTGGCATGTCTGATGCAAAGAAAACAAACATTGTAAAGCGTTTACCTTATAGCTTGCAGAATCGAGTATTTGAGGGTGAGAAGTTTCCATTACTTATTGCTGGTGGAGATGTGCTTGATGTGAGTATACTTGATGCAAGTAGTGAGCAGACCATGCAATTGTGCGGAGATGGTGACATGCGTTCATTGACTGAGCAGAAAGCATATATTGAGAATAGTAAACTTAAAGAAGACTTAAAACCACAGGAACTACCTTACTATGTACAAAAGGGTAAGATTATATTTCGTAAGAACACAGAAATAACCAGAGCAGAACTTAAGCAGTTACTTACTCAGGTATGAGGTCAAAGGCTAATCGAGAAAAAAGTAAGCTGAAGTTTTGGGATAGAACGGGTTTTGATAAACAAGAAATTAAATTTTATGGATTTGTATATCGATTACATAATAATTGTCTAAAGGAATGTGAAATTAAAGCGCTTGGGTATAGGTTAAGAGATGAAAATAGTTGGCTCAAATATTGTTACGATCCATTGGTTTACATTACTCAAGAAAATATAGATCGTCATTTTAGGAACACATTATGGGAGAAAGATGATTATCCATTTAATTGTATTGAAGTATGGGTTAGCGATCCATTTGCATGTCCATACACAGGTCATGGGGCAGTACGTAATAATGCGTGGGTAATTAAAAAACCAGGTTATTACAGAGTTAATATTAAATTAGAACCAAAAGGTAGATCTAATACAATGCGTACTAGGTATAAAATGAAGCATTACAAGGGTATGCCTTTCTTTAATAAGTGGAATGATAGATGTCATAACAACTATGTATCAAGGGCATTTCATGTAGTACTAAAATACTACAAAGAAGTGAGAGAGGGTATACTTGCAGAGAAGCAAGCAATCAAGGATCGCAAAGAAGAAACCTATAATCGTCTCAAGAATAAGCGTGTCATGCAAAATGTAATTGCTCGTCAAAAAGAAAGAGAACGATTGAATCATGTGCGTGGTATTGTGCCAACAAAAGAAACTACTGCATTCTTTCAAGCACTTGCAATTGGATCTGTAATATCTAGAAATGACTCAGGCATTTGACACGAGCTTATCTGTCGGCAAGTTGCGTGAGGCAGAATTAATCGAGTTCTTCCAATCCAAAGGGCATAAGCCCATACCCATACCAGGCAAGTTCTCAGGCTTTGATTTCTTCTTAGCCAATACTAAGCAGGGATATGAGGTAAAGCAGGATTGGAAGGCTCATTATTCTGGTAATCTCGTGGTGGAAGTGGAGATGTATGGCAAGCGTTCTGGCTTGATGGCAACCACCGCAGATTGGTGGATCTTTGATACGAAGACAGAGTTTATATTTATCACGCCAGAAGCATTGAAGGATTTAATTATAGAAACTAATCCACCTCTCAGACAATTCGTTGGCAAGGGAGATATGCACCCCAAAAAGGCATACTTAATCAAAATAGAAACAATAAAAAAATACGCTAAAACATCAGTTTTGCGTTCGAGTAAACTACAAACAAGCACAACGGAATACAATGCAAGCAATTAATAAAATAATGAAAAAGATAATAATTACAGCAATATTTATAGCAGCAATTATCACCTGGTTATGGATGATTTTTGCATGGATTTTAGCAATCTTAGGAGCATAAAAAATGAGTACAGAAAAACAAGATTTGAGGGTCAAGATTAACAACGAAACACACAAACTGTTAGATGCCTACTGCGAGCAGTCTGGTACAACTAAGGGACAAGTTTTGACTGACCTGATTTGGGGCAGTATTCCATCCCGCCTCGCGTGCGCGCAACATATTCTAACGAATATGTATAATAATAATATATATAGTACCCCTGACATTTCTGAGGTCAAAACGAAGACCCGTGGGAAGCATTTATTACCAGCAGATTTTTCCCCATCTCGATCCATAGCGGAAGATGCAGGCATCGATTACGATGGTGCGCTTGAAGCATTTACAGATTGGGCAAAAGCGAGTGGCAAGAGATACCTTGATTGGGATGCTTGTTTTCGTGGTGCGTGCAAGACATGGCTAAAGGAAAGATTTCCACATCTCAGAGTTAGATCTCCAAAGTCAACAACTCATGGCTTAAATTTTGATGACATTGAAACGATCCATCCGTGAGCATTGATTACGATTTAGCAGAACAAGCAGTTCTATCTGCCATGCTCCACGATACGAGTGGCGTGGCAACCGCACAAGCAGGTGAAGCTCTTACCAAGGATGACTTTAGTAGCATGGATCGATCCTCGATCTTCGAGACGTGCTTACAGTTATCACCTGCCAATGAGGTTGATGTAATTATCAAGCATCCAGAACTCCAGGATGAAGTCATGTTCATTTCTGAGAAGTATGGTGGTGGAAGTATTACCCGGTACATTGATTATTTAATTGAGCATAGGAACACACGAGCGGTTGAGCATGCATTATTCCATGCCAATGATGAACTGAAAGCAAACAAGTCAGCAGAAGAAATATCCCAAGGATTCGTAAATCGAATCGCTCGTTCCCTTTCTCAGCGAAAAGGTGTGGTTGCATGTTCAGCTGCAAGTAAGCAGGCACATGCAGACTTTCTCGAAGTGGATGCTGGAGGTACGCAAGCACTCACCACAGGCTTATCCAGATTGGATCTCATTTTACAGGGTGGATTCAAGAAGGGTAGTCTGTATGTACTTGCTGCTCGACCTGGAGTTGGTAAGTCTGCACTTGCAATTCAGTTTACCCATGAATGCGCCAAGCGTGGATTGCGTGCAGCGTATGCTAGTCTTGAAATGACTGCCAATGAGATTGCAGGCAGATTGCTTTCAAGCACGAGTGGAGTGCGTAAACCCGTCAGTAAGGGATTTCTCCAAGCTAACCACAAGCAAAAGCTGGAAGCACAAGTTAAAGCAATGCAGTCATGGCCTATCACGTTTAAGGATGACAATGAAGCAACCCTGCAAAGTATCCAGGCATTTGTTTCCAAGCAAAGGATTGAGGGTGAGCTTGGACTAGTCGTAATCGACTACCTGCAATTACTTAGCGTGCCTGGTGTGGATAGCAGGGTGCAGGAGATAAGCCAGATTTCTCGTCAGTTAAAAGCAATTGCAATGGAATTTGATATTCCCGTGGTTGCTCTTTCTCAGCTTAACCGTGCATTGGAAGCACAAAACAGAAATCCCATGCTTTCGGATCTGCGTGAGTCAGGAAGTATCGAGCAGGATGCAGACTGCGTGATGCTCATGCATCGAGATGAGGTTATTGATCCAACCAAGGATGTAATTATTTGCAATGTTGCTAAGAACCGCAATGGTGAGGAACGGGCAAGCAAGTTTCTCTTTGATAAATCCATTGGTCGATTCTCGACCCACGTTGAAACGCGTCTAAATGATAAAAAGTCTCCCTTTTGACTACATCTGACTTACATTGTGACTCATAGTATGCCATTGCGTTGCGAGCATGGGGGCTAGAAGTCGTCTTTTGACAAAAAGAATGGTAACATACCTGTGTGGGTACTAAAACGCTTTTTAGAGGGGTATAGGGTAAAGATTAAGTTTCTCCTATTTCTATAAACTCTCTGCATCCATTAATTAAATCTTGCCAATCTTTACAATCTGGATCTTCACCATCTCTTTCTCTTTCCTGCATTCGAGTTTCGTATTCATTTAATAAATCGCAAAGTAATTCAACTTTTCTGTCATCTTCAATGTGTTCGTAATTCATGCTCATGCTGGTATTCCATATTTATATGCCACGAAAATGCCATGCATAGATTCCGGATCTATCTCTTTGCCATTCTCCTCAAACAAAGATACCCCACATTTCTCATTGATGTGCTTGGTATCTATATTCCATGCGTGAGTACCTGTTCCATACTCTGCGTCAATATTTTCTACAAGAGATGCAATATGATGTTTTATTAGCAGCTCAGTGTAGTGATGTAAGTAAACTGCATCATCATCAATATTACCATGCCATGTGCCTTCTATAGTATCTTGTGTTGTTTTTGTTATATCAAATTCTAGTTCTATTTTCATTCTATATTTCTCCTTGTTTCTTGTTTCTCCACCAGGCAAGCACTTTCGGCACTAACTTGAGCGCTATGAAGAGCGCCATGCCAAGTGCGAGCTTGGGTAGCATGTCATTGTTGTCTTGTTTGCTCATGTTACTTCCCTTACATGTGAATATTCGTAAGACATCATCTTACTAAACGATTGCCCGGTTTTACCCGCTTCATCTGGCGTGCGTGCTTGTACATCAAGTACTTTCATGCAAGCACGCTGACCTTTTATCTTCTTAAATGCAAAGACCTCAAAGTCTTTGATCCTGGCATGTTTGTTTCTTCTCCAGGTCATGCTGTTGGATTCTCTCTTTGATGTTGCCACAGTAACCTTTCTGCATTGTTACACCTTTTCTTTGCTTCTTCTATTTCCTCGCTGGTGTATCCTTTTTTGATAAGATCCTCATCATTTTTTTTCATACCAACTAAGATGCAAAGCATTAATATTCTATCTTCGTTTAAATCGCTCATACTGTTTCTCCTTCCACCTCTACAGGATAATTTCCCCCGGTAGGCTCACAATTAAAGCGAGTGCCGAAAAACGTAAGTGTTTTAATTTCTCCCATACACCTGAGAACATATTTCTCTTTTTCATCATGAGAA